GATATTTTGAAAAAGGTGAACGAGGCGATTGGCAAAAGTCAACTATTTTCTTTAATGACCGCGGGAGGAAGTGATGTCAAGTGATTCGAATCAGAACGGATGGAACGAGTATTCACGGTTAGTCCTGAAGGAGCTTGAGAATCTTGCTAGCAATATTGACGGATTGAAAGAAGAGCTTCAAGAAGTCAAGCAAGAAATTGCAAAGATGCAGGTAAGGGAAGACAAGGTCGATGAGCTTCGAGCCTGGAAAGAAAAAGTCGATGATGTCGTTTCACCTACTCAACTCTCTGTTTTAGTTAAAGAAGTTGAGGATCTTAAGATGTTTAAGACGAAGGCAATCACGACCTTTGCAGTCGTGCAGTTTCTCATGGCACTTTGGGCTTGGTCTCAAAAATTTATGCAATAATCTTCAAAAACAGAGCAAACATTTTTATCTTAATGAAATGTCCACACGATTTGTTTTGATCACTCATGTGTAAGTCACGTCAAGTGTGATAATTATAGTTAGTGAGGTTTCCATGTCTAGATTTGTTGATATTTTAAATCCTACGCCCTTTGGTTTCTTCGATTCTGATAACGACTTTCAGTCAGAAGCTGATTCTATTGTCACGTTTGTTAAAAGAAAGCTGGGTGATGATATCTTAAGTGTAGAACTTACCAAGAGACAGATTTGGGCATGCCTAGAAGAATCTGCTCTAGAATACAGTTCAATCATAAATCAGTATCAAGCTAAATCACAGTTAGCCAATCTTCTTGGAGGGCCAACTGGTTCGCTTGACGGATCAGAGCAGAAGTTCCCTAGAGAAAATCTAGAGTTCATGCTTAGAAGAGCAGAACCTTATTCTATGGAAGCAGGAATGGGTGGTTCTTATAATATGCTTTCTGGTTCCATTGCGCTAGAGAAGGGAAAGCAGGATTATGATCTGTATTCTGATCTAAAGGATTCAGCAGGTACTGCACTTTTTGACAACGAGAAAAATAACCCAAAAACTAAGATGAAGGTTATGGAGGTTTTTCACTTCAGTCCACAGGCAGCTTATAGATTTTTTGATACAACATCTGCTATAAACTACTTAAACAACGAGTTTAGCTTCGAATCATTTACTCCAGAGACAGTATTTTATGTTCTTCCGGTTTTCGAAGATGTGCTTAGAGGCGGAATGCTAGATATGTCTTCAAGAGTAAGAAGGAGCAATTATTCTTACAAGATAACAGGCACAAAGATCAGAATTTTTCCAACGCCTACAAACTCTGAACCGCAAAACCTATTCATCAGAGTTCATTTTTCTCCCGACCCTTTAAATCCTTCTTTTTCTGATGCATCTATTGAGGGAATTAGTAATCTTTCTAACATACCTTATGGGAGACTACAATACAATAGAATTAATTCTATTGGTAGGCAGTGGATCAGACAATATGCACTTGCACTCTCTAGAGAGCTCTTAGGATTGATAAGATCCAAGTTTACTTCTGTTCCAATACCAGGAGCAGATCTTCAGCTTAACGGATCAGATCTGATATCCCAAGGAAGAGAAGATAAAGAAAACTTGAAAACAAAGTTAGGCGATATGCTTGAAGAGTTGACTTATGATAAGATGCTAGAGTCAGAAGCTTCTGCAGCAGAAAATCTACAAAGAATTCTTAGACAAATTCCTATGCCTAACGGCAAAGCTATTTCGATGGGATAATATAGATGGCAAGACTTTTCATAACTCCTAGGGAAATAGATCTTATATCTGATCTTACTAAAGAGGTAATAAAGGATGTCTCGGGACAAAAAGTCTATTATTATAGGGTCCGAGAGGAACTAAGCAACGTTCACGATGTCTATGAAGAGTCTCCTGATAAGATATTTGACCCACCCGTAGAAATAGAAGCGAGGGTTGAATATCTTCCAGAAGAAATAAGAACGAATCGTTTTGGTAACGAGGAATTCTACACGATCAATGTCTTTTTTCATGAAAGAGATCTGCTTGACAGAGATATCGATGTTCGATCTGGAGACTATTTTAGTTATGGTGACGTGTTTTTCGAAATAACTAGTGCTGTTGTCGAATCAAATGCGTTCGGCCAGATTGAACACGCAATCGGTGTAAAGGTGACAGGAAAGCAAGCACGAATAGGCCAGATTGACAAAACTCCTCATGGCCCCACTAGCGAACAATACACATACGAAGGATCAGTCCAAGAAACATTTGTTCAGCAGAGAGGGTTTGAGGAAAATAGGTTAGGAAAAACAGAAGATAAGCGACAACTTCAAGAAGACGGAATTCTTGACGCTCCAATATCTGGACCGAAAGAAGTTTCTAAAAAGTCATCTGATGACGAAGATGCTATAAAGTCTTCATTTTACGGAGATGAGTAATGTCTACAAGGTATTATAAAAACAAGAACGATTCATATTCACAAAATGCTGGGTATGAAGGGTCAAATATACCAGATGATTTTGATATTCCTTCTTGCACAATCGAAGATGTTGATAGAGCTCTTTTTGATCTGTTTGATAAACAAATGCCATTTACATACGAGCATAAACAGGGGACAAAAAGAGCACCGGTAATTTTCGCATCAGGAGAGAGATTTGCCGTTCTGAGGAGAAAAGAACCTTTAAGAGACAAGGCAGGTGCCCTTATCCTTCCCCTGATATCAATAATGAGGACAGGAATTTCTCAATCACCGACCATGGGCGCAGGGACAGCTCAGAACGTCCCTATGGTTATTAGGAAAAAGCTTTCAAAAAAAGATCCTACATACCAGCGTTTATTAAACAAAATGGGACTTAAGAATTCTGATGATTTACCTTCTTCGAATTCTTTTCAAGACAGAGAAAACAATCCTAACCAACATGCAGCTCCAGGAAAGAATGCATCAAGACGAGACACAGGTTTTCCAGATACAGAAAAATCTCTAGACCCGGGTCTTGGAAAGAACATCTACGAAATAATTGAGATGCCCCCTCCCAAATATTTTACTGCTTCATATGAAGTTACGCTATGGGCGCAGTATACGCTGCAAATGAATGACATGATAACAGCAATGATGTCACTGTATCAATCATACTCACAAAGGACTTTTCAGCTAGAGACGCCTAAAGGATATTGGTTTGTTGGATACGCTTCAGATGATCTAAGTCCCGGAAACAATTTCGATGAGTTCACGGATAATGAGCGCTTAATCCGTTACTCTTTTACAATGACAGTTCCGGGTTACATTGTGAATCCAAAGTTTCCAGGGAGTCAAAGTGCTCTAAGACGATACTATTCCTCTCCGGAGATAAAATTTGAGGGAATCATATCTGATAACAAGGAATTTAATCCTAACATCCCGGCCGGCATTTCTTCAAATAATCCGAATGACTATATTCTAGAAGATTTAAGGTCTGTTGATGAGCCTCTCCCGGGACAAAGTATAACTGGACAAAAGTTTGCAGCTTCAGATTCTCGTAGTATATTTAATGGAAGACGAGGCGCGCAAAACCCTGATTTGGAAACTAATGCCTTAGTCGGTGGCGCTTACTCCGATGACAACAGGACAAGGATTGTTGAATACGAACAGGATCCACTCACAGGAAAGAATATCACCAAACAGGTTCACGTCAAAACGAGAACAAACAGAAAAGGTGAGACTGTCTTAAGAGTAGTTCTTGATTAGATTTTTGATACGAACATGATAATTAAAAAATGCATAGAAAGCTCTAGGAGATACGATGGCTGAGCAAACATTTAGATCACCCGGTTTTTTTGAACAGGAGATAGATCTCTCGTCGAGACAAATAACGCCTGTCGGAACCCCTGCAGGTGTAATTGGCACTGCAGAATTCGGTCCTGCATTTGTCCCCGTAACTGTAGGATCGTTCGCAGATTTCGAATCTAGATTTGGAACACTACACCCAGATAGATTTGGTCCGTATGCTGTAAGAGAATTTTTAAAGCATCGAACATCATTGACTTATATGAGAGTCCTAGGCGCCGGCGCCAATGAGTCTATCGCAGACATTGGAAATACAGAACAATATGGCTACGTGAAAAATGCAGGATTCAGAATCTCAGGATCAGAAGTAACTGCCAACAATTCTTCTAAGGGTGATGTTTTCTTTTTAACAGCTGAGCATGAACCTGTCACACATGAAGCAGCTGCATATTCAGTCTTTACAGACAATCAAAGTACTGGAGACGCCGATGTTCAACTCGTTCGAGGCGTGATTTTTACGACAACAGATGCAACAATCCAATTACTTGATCATGATCAACAGTACACGACAACAGATGCCAAAGTAGCTGGAGCTGAAGTAGGTAAAATCGGAAGTCAGCTTTCTGAGACCAAATATTTTAAAATGGTGGTAAGTGCTTCTGGAGCATCATTTTCTAACGACGATGGAAATCCAGGGATTAGAATTCTCACAGCTTCACTTGATCCAAAAGACGGTCATTACATCAGCAGAGTTTTGAACACAGATCCTCTTAAGTTTCAGGAAACAAAACATTTGCTTTATCTTGACTATGCAGTCGAACATGAACTTGCTCCTATTAAAGCGTCCGCCGGCGTTGATACAGTTGGATTAGCATCGGGTTCTTTGTCAACCTTAGCCAGTGGATTTAACGCTCAGCACGTTTACGGAAGATATGATACGAGATACACAACACCGAAAACTTCTAATTTCATATCACAGCCTTACGGAAAGAAGGAATACGATCTCTTTCACTTCGAGACCATTACAGACGGAGCGTATGCTAACGATAAATTTAAGATATCGATAGCGAATTTGAGAGCGTCTACAGATCCAAACAATCCATTTGGAACTTTTGAAGTCCAGCTTCGAGCTTTTGATGACAAGGATACATCCACACAGATAATTGAGAGGTATTCTGAATGTGACCTCAATCCAAGAAGCGAAAGATATGTCGCCAAAGTTATTGGTGACAAAAAAGTAAGATACGATTTTGATCAAGAAGATCCTGCTGAACGTCGTCTTGTTATTTCAGGAAAATATCCGAACATCTCTTCAAGAATAAGAATTCAGATGAATTCACAAGTTGAAAGTGGTGAGGTTCCTAGAGACGCACTTCCTTTTGGATTTAAGGGGATTCCTGTCATAAAGACAACAGATTCACTCACAGATTCACTCACAGCTCTTACCGGTACATACGGAAAGCCGATAGGAAACGCCGGGACGGATCGTCTGCACACCTCCGCAGGAGCGGCGGATCTCGCTAACGCAATTGTACCTCCTCTTCCACACAGATTTAAAGTCACTCGAGGTGAAGGAAATGCCTCAGCGACTTGGCCAGGGCAACCCGGCACAAATGAGAGAGTGGACGGAAGATTCTACTGGGGTGTTAACGTTCATAGAATACCCACATCTGATGCTGTTACCAACCCAGTGTTAAATTCCAACGTGGGTAACACAGTAAATGAACTGGTAAGATCTTACACGAAATTTCAAGGAATCGAAAAGCTTGACAGCTTAGTGACAGGATCGGGTGCAGATGAGTTCAATTCTAATAAGTTTACACTTGCAAGAGTAGCTTTTTACAATGCAACTTCGAACAACACGCTCAGCGATTTGGACACAGCATTCACAGGTTCTTCGAGCGAACACATGCTTGAAGCTGCTTACATCCGAAACGGAGCGCCTGATAGAAATACATACACAGTTTCGGATGGCACAGTTAGCAACAGATTTACGCTAGCTTCTTTGATTCACAAGAATGCAGTCCTGTTCAATAGATTCACAACATACGCTAAGTTTACTAATGTTTTCCACGGGGGCTTCGATGGTCTTAACATCCTTGACAAGGACCTCTATCTTCTCCGTGACAGAGCATTTTCTTCGGATACAGGAGGTCTATCTCAGGAATCAACAGGACCGACTGGGATGCCTTTAGTGGGAAATAAAAATCAAGGTGGTTTCGGAAGAAAGAGCAATTCTAATGCCACTCTTCGAAGTGCTGTTGATATCATGACTGATCCAATGTCCTCAAATATCAACATACTTGCAATCCCAGGTGTTAGAGAGACTTTCGTAACAGACCATGCACTGGAAAAAGTCAGAGATTATTCAAAAGCCATTTATCTCTTAGATTCATTGAAGTACGACGAAGCCGGAAATAGACTTTACGATGACAGTACAGCGAAGGTTGATGTTAGAGAAACTTCTGAACAGTTTGAAAGTAGAGCAATTGACAATAATTACGGTGCAACGTACTTCCCGGATGTACACATAGAAGATCCAGTTAACAACAGAGTTGTTAAAGTTCCGTCGTCTGTGGCAGCTATGGGAACTCTTGCTTTCAACGATAAAGTATCATTTCCTTGGTATGCACCGGCAGGTTTCAACAGAGGAGGAATGGACTTTGTCTCTAATGTTGAGTCTAGATTGACGTCTGCAGACAGAGACACTTTGTATGACGCAAGAATCAATCCGATAGCCGTTTTCCCGAACAATGGTTTCGTGATTTTCGGCCAGAAGACGCTCCAGTTTGCAAAATCTGCTCTAGATAGAGTGAACGTAAGACGTCTCATGTTGGAGATCAAGCGTCAGGTGTCAAGTGCGGCTGATAGATTCTTGTTTGAGCCTAATAACGCAGCAACTCGCTCAAGATTTGTGAATCAAGTAACACCTCTTCTTGCGTTAATTCAGTTACAGGCAGGAATAGAGCAATTTAAAGTTATTTGCGATAGCACGAATAACACAGCACAAGATGCAGAACAAAATAGAATGAATGGTAGAATCGTTGTTGTTCCAACGAGAGCGGTAGAATTTATTTCAATCGACTTTGTCATAACAAACAGCGGCGTAACCTTCGAGTAAAGAATAAGTAAGAATATGAAGCAATTCCAGGAGAAAGCTCAATGACACAACTAACATTCAAGAGTCCGGGCGTAAGCACTAGGGAAATAGACTTAAGTGGCCCGACTGCAATTCAACCTACCGGTGTTCCAGCTGGTGTTATAGGAACAGCAGTTCGAGGTCCTGCTTTCGTGCCTATTACGGTCGCGACGTTTCAGGATTTCATTTCAAAATTCGGAAACTCAGACGGAGAAAAGTTTGGTCCTCTTGCTATGCGTGAGTGGTTGAATAACGCAAATGCAGGAACATATGTTAGACTTCTTGGTGTTGGAGACGCAAAGAAAAGAACTTCGTCAGGAGATAATTCTGGTAAAGTTACGAATGCTGGGTTCGTCGTAGGGTCTGAGCAAGTCCAGGGTAATGGAAACGTCGGAGCAAATCCTTACGCAACCTCCGGAGGTTCCTTGGGTAGAACTTACTTTTTAGGTGCTTTCCACTCTGAGTCAAACGGAAGTAACTTTCTTCAAGATGCAGGAATTCAGACTGACGACGCTCATCCTCTTATAAGAGGAATTATAATGACGCCCAGCGGCGTTCTTGCGACCCTCGGGTCAATTGTAGCGGGCACCAAAAACATTCCAAATGCAACAACTCCAGGTGGATCAACGTTTGGTGACGTTGAAACAGCATCTTCTAAACAAGAATTTTCTTTAATGTTGAACGGTCATGTAGAATCAGACACATCTACAAACGTGATAACAGCATCGTTTGATCCACAGGCACCGAATTATTTCGCAAAGGTTTTTAATACAGATGCTACACGTATCGAAGAGATGGGGCATTACCTTTATAGCTCATACGATATTTATCAGACACAATGTGTCATAACGGCATCAGGTGTAACAGGACATGACGACAAACTCGTCGCCGGATACACTGGGTCAGTTGAAGCAGCATTTCTCTTATCAGGATCAGCTAATAGAAACAGTGGATCATCTACTACATCAACACAAGTAGGAGTTCCTAGCTTTGAAAACTTTGAGGATCGATTTAGAACTGCATACTCACCTTTTGTGATATCACAAAAATTTGGTGGTGTTAACAAGAACATCTTTAAGATACACGCCTTAGACGACGGCAGAGCCGGATCAGATGCTTTTAAGATTACAATTGAAAACATCCAAGCATCTACTAACGAAAATAATCCTTACGGCACCTTCGACCTCGCAGTTAGGTATTTCGCTGATAGCGATTCAGAGCCAGTTGTTCTAGAAAGATTTGCCGGACTTGATCTCAATCCATCAAGTGATAATTTCGTTGCAAGAAGAATCGGTGATACACATACATACTACGATTTTGACAAATC